TAACGATATGGATAAACTACATCATACTCACCCTGGAGCATTTCTACAACTTTGGTATAAGTATCTAATGGGAGAAGAAGATCAGTATCATAGTTGACCACAATATCACACTTGGATCCCATGATCATATCGTTAAGAACCTTTGTACGATGAAATGCATCATCCGTCCGAGTTTCTTCTTCAAAGATAAAGTTTAAATTAGTAGTGTCAACCAATCTTTTAATGATGGGAAGTGCATAGGTTTCAAACCTACGTTCAGAATCCACCTCTTTGATTGTGACAGTGCAGTCAAAGTGATGTAAAAGATAAGACGTAGAAAGGATTACATTCCTCAAACGATCTCCAGTATCAATTCTTAATGGGACAATAAAGTCCACATTTTTCAAGTCAGTTTTCATCTACCATACTCCATTCTTCTGGAAATAAATCTTTTGTTAATTTATCTGCATTATTGGGTCCAAACCATTTTGATGGATAGACAACTTTCTTTTCTTTATTTCTAGAAAGCCATGCACCCCACCAAGAGAATGTGGAGTTAGCAATAATAAAATCAGAACACATTGACATCAAACACAAGTCCACATAAGAACTACCGCTTTCACATACGGAAAATCTATCTGATGAAAACAGTTCTTGTTCCTTACACCAGATAGGATCATCAGAAAAGATAACTACGTTTTGATCTTCAGGAAACTCTTTCAAAGCATTCTCATAATATTTCATAGACAAATTATGATGATTTAAAGAGTTAATTAAAAAATCTCCACGACGTATATGAAGTGCAATTGAACCCTGCATATGGGGTCTATGTGGTTCACATGCCTCTAGATATTCTCTTTTAAAAGTAAATTCATTTCGAATATCTTCTTCAATATGCTTGAAGTATTTTTCAGATTGGAAGTATCCAATAATCGTCACATTGTCTGGACAATTATCAAGAATATCTTCATCAAAATGAAAGTGCATTTCTGTTCTTGCACCATCAGCCAATAGATACCCAGTCTGTTGTGGTTGTATATCAAATACATCAAACAACTCAATTCTAAGAATGTTCCCTAGAGAGTCTTTGATTTTTTCTGAGTGATCTGGAATGGTATAACCATATCCACGTTTAGCAGCAATGCCTCTAATAGCAGCATACTGGAACATCTGGTTTCCCAGTTGTCCCATTCTACCAAGATAATTTAATCCAATCATCGGGAAGTAAATCTTTAGTATCGTTATCTTTTAAAAGTTCTGGACCAAACCAGGGATCTGGTGCAACCACAGGATTTGTACGATTCTTTTGCAACCATGCACCCCACCAGCTCAATGTGCTGGGAGAAATAATCGCACCATTACAAAGACTCATCAAACATAGATCAGTATAAGGGATAAAAGAGTTTCTGTAAACACCATCACCTTCCATACACTTATGAGAATATTGTTGCACACTTTCATTAATTAAGAATCTTTCATCGGAGAAAAATTCTTGTTCCTTACACCATGCAACATCATCACTACAAATCAAAACCATTGCATTATCGTCAAAGTTTTCCAGAGCCTTACGATAATAATCAAACGTAGGAACTGGATGCAGATGCTCTCTACCTACATTATCTCCGCGACGAACATGAAGGAAGATGACATTATTAAACTGATCTATAAAGTCTTCACAAGGAATTCGAATGTCATCAATGAATTCAAAGTCTTCGCGGATTTCATCTTCAATATGTTTAAAGTATTTTTCTGACTGAAGATAACCATCAAGGTTTGTGTTGTCGGAAAAAGTTTCAAATAAATCCTCATCAAAATGAAAATGTGCCTCATCTCTTGTTGGATAAGGCACTTCACCAATGTTCTTAAGATGCTTCAGTTTGAATGGATGGTGAATTCCATAGTTGGCAGTGCGACTACCATCCTCGGGAATACACCACTCATAACCATGCTTAGCTGCGATGCCACGTAAAGCGGCATATTGGAAGAGTTGATTTCCAAATCTTCCATTAATACCTAATCGATTATAACCAATCATAACTCAATCCAGAATACTTCTTCGTTAGGAATACCAAAGATAATTCTATCATCACATTGAGATTTTACATAGTCCTCAACGACATAAACCTTATAATCACGATTCAAAAGGTTCAAGCACAGACGATATTGCTGACTCTCAGTAATGATATCTGTTCCTTCTTTGTAGGAAACATAATGAAATGCAAAAGGAAGATTCCTTTCGTTCTTCTTCATGAAATAGTTCGTGAGGAAGATTGCATGTTCATCATTAAAATTATCAGTTGTATATCCAAGGTTATAAACGAGACCCATCTTCTTAGCAAAAGATGCAAAAGAGCGATTGTCTCTTGGCAGACATGGACCACCATACCCATAACCATACTTAAGGAACTTTCTTCCTACTCGACTATCATCACCGATAGCACCAAGGACTGTATCAATCTCATCTTCAAGGCCAGCGAGAGTCATAACTTCGCCAAGCATATTTGCATAGCTGATCTTGGTGGTAAGGAAACAGTTAGTTGCAAGTTTTACAATTTCCGCTGCCTTTGTAGACATGAAATTGATTTTTGGTTCAGTTACCTGAATTGCATGATACATCTCAGATAATTTATCATACACATCATTATCATATCCACCAATCAGAACCATATCAGCTCTCTGAAGATCTCGAACGATTGTTCCTTGTGCAATAAACTCTGGATTGTAAAATACATTTACTCCGCATTCATCTAATGCATCTTGGAATGAATCACAATCTCCTGGATTTGTAGTGCATCCAACAATCAAAGTTTTTCCTTCAACAGAAAACTCTGTGTTTTGGAAATCCTTTACTACTTCCCAAACAGCACTTACATCATAATCTCCCGATGGAAGTGATGGTGTGGCCACGAGAGTAAAAATTAAATCACAGTTACTGATAACTTCAACGTTATCAGTAACTGCTGTAAAATTTGTAGCATCATCAAGCAGTTCTACTACTTGAGGTTCATTAGTGCTAATGATTCTATTGTTCAATCCAATAACATAGTCATGGCGACAATCAGAAACAATAACATCATATCCTGCTTTTTCCAGAAGAAGAGCAAGGCAGATACCAAGTCTGCCTGCTCCGATGACTCCAATTTTCATAGTTTAAATGTAGGGATGGGTTCCATTTTATGTTTGTTTTGGGAGTTGAATTTCTGAAGAACTTCAACACCAGGACCAGTTCCGTATTCCATTGCTTCTTCAAGTTGAACATATGAAGCTCCAAGTTGATCTTCATCTGTTCTGCCATCATCCCACAGACCATCTGTAGGAGCTACGTTAATAATACGTTCGTCTACGCCAAAGTGTCTACCAAGTTCCCATACTTCAGTCTTATACAGATCTGCGATAGGAGCAATATCAACTCCCCCGTCACCATATTTAGTATAGAATCCAACACCGTAATCTTCAACCTTATTTCCAGTACCAACCACAAGTCCACCAACGGTTGTGGCAACTTGATACAGAGTTACCATACGAAGACGTGAGCGACTATTAGCAAGAGCATGTTTGTCTGCTCCAAATTCGCGCATGGTGAATTCAAAGGTATTAAACACTTTTGAAAGATCAAACTTTTGAACTACAACGTTACTAAAGTTTGATTCAAGCCACTCAAGGTGAGCATCAGAAAGAGTTTCTTGTTCTTCCTTTTGATAGATTGGCATTCCCAGTGCGTACACAGGAAGACCAGTCTTAGCAGCGAGAGTTGATGACACTGCAGAGTCAATACCTCCAGAGACACCAATAACAAATGCTTTGATATTAAATTGTTCTGCGTAGTCCTTTAACCAAGAAACGATACGTGTTTCAAGTTCAGAATAGTTTTCAATGCGGTTCATTGTTCAGCGTGTTTTTTCTCAATTTGTTCGTTAATCCATGCGTATGTTTTAGCAATACCCTCTTCGAGAGTCATGGAGTAGTCCCATCCTAACTTAGAACGAATAAGATCGTTGTTACTATTGCGACCACGGACACCCAATGGTGCATTTAAAATATGTTCTTTATCAACATATTTGTTTGCTACCTTTGCAGCAGTATCCACAAGTTGATTGATAGTAACCATTTCTTCAGATCCAATATTCACTGGACCCATGAAATCACTTTCCATCATTCTACGGGTTGCTTCGATGCATTCATCGATGTACAAGAAGGAACGAGTCTGTAAACCGTCTCCCCACACCTCGATTTTCCCGCCGGCGACTGGGAGGTAGGCCACCTTGCGGCAGATCGCTGCGGGTGCTTTTTCTCTTCCACCTTCCCAGGTTCCTTCAGGACCAAAGATGTTGTGATAACGAGCGACCCGAACAGGGATCCCATGATTACGATGATAAGCGAAAAAGAGTCGCTCAGAGAAAAGTTTTTCCCATCCATATTCAGAGTCTGGCGCGGCAGGATATGCGGATTCTTCACGACAATCTGGATTGTCTGCATCGAGTTGATTGTATTCTGGGTACATGCAAGCAGAGCCGGAATAGAAGATCTTAGTTACATTCTTTCCATGGCGCTCATTCATCTGACGCTGCATTTCAAGAACGTTCAGATTGATTGTGCAGGAGTTATGCATAATTTCTGCATCGTTTTCTCCAGTGAAAACGAAACCTGCTCCTCCCATATCAGCTGCAAACTGATAGATCTCATCAAATACTTGAATGAAACGGTATGGAACTGATTGATAAAAGTTTCCTTGCTCTCCTTTCCACTCAAGAACACGACGAACAAAATCCACATCACGAAGATCCCCAACGATAAATTCATTTGCTTCTGTCTTCGAAAATTCTGGAAACTTAAGGTCTACGCCACGAACCCAATAACCTTCAGCTCGCAGTCTTTTTACCATGTGACTTCCAATGAAACCACCAGCACCAAGGACCAGTGCCTTCTTTACATATTGACCCATAAAAAAGTTATTAATTATTCTCAGTATATATCATACAGAAAAAGGGAGTTGTTGTCAACTCCCCCTATAGGTCTTTCATGCACGCCACCAATTCTTTGACTGGAAATTGGAAACCAGGCGGGGTTGCCCCATCCGCACCACTTACTTTTAGGAAGTAAGAAACCATTAAATGGGTCTTTGACTCCACCACCTAGTTTGACTGAACTAGGAAAAGTTGGGATAACTTTGATATTTCGGAGATACCAAAGAATGCACATAAGAATAGCACATCCCAAAGTTTAAGTTTAATTGCAAAAGGTATTGTAAGTAAACCTCCAACACATTTTAACAACAAACCATTTTTAAAATCTCCCCATAACATGATTTGATAACCAGTAATAAGGAAAAAGTTTCCAAGATACCTTAAGATACTTGATTTAGACATAAGGGGTTTGCTCCCGACCAGTGCTGTTATAGACCATCCGTGTCTTCATCATCACGTACATAACAAGGTACACCTTCAGGATCAAGCCATTTGGTGTATTCAAAATCTTCCATAGCAGTTGCCAATTGCATTCCATTATCACACAAGTACATGTCAGAATAACGCTTAGTCCAACTATCTGCTTTTTGAATTCGATAGTCGGGGAACCCATTTTCTAGGGTTCCACATTCTACATAACGATAAGGAAATCGTTCAAGAATAATGTTCATGCTACTTCGACAGATTCAAGATCATTGAAGACATATTCCATAAGCATTTCATAGTCATCCAGAGGATCACCAGAGAATACCACACCTTCGCTTTCATAGTAACGACGAACCTTTTTATAAAGTTTTGGATTCTTTACATCAAGATAGAAATCGCCGCTAGCTGCGCCACGAAGAGTTTGAATGTCTTTCTTGAATTTTGCTGTGAGAGTCATTGTTTTGAATGTTGACCTTGATATTATACTAGTTTGACAGGTGACCTGTCAAGTGCTCCTTGAGGGGATTGAACCCACCTTAGCCGAATTATGAGTTCGGTGCATTCACCAGATTGCTAAAGGAGCATTTTGGGCGAGGGTGTCTGACCACGATAATCTACGATTCAGCGGAGGGGACCCTTCGTTTAATACAACGTTCCTTGTTGTACCCAATGGGAACACTGGGAGTTGAACCCAGACTAACCCGTTATAAGCAGGCCGCTCTGACCATTAAGCTATGCTCCCTTACGATCCCTCTTCGTGATCAGTGTGGATGCGTATGACTTCCTCATCCACATTAGGTTCTTCAAATATTTCTATGACTTCATTATAAGGAACCATAACAGCGTTTCCGTGCTCGCTTGTTATGATAAACGATTCTCCATTTTCTACTCTAGACATCAGAGAATCAAAGTCTGCCTGAAATTGTTCTACAGTAAATGATTGAAGTTCTTGATTCATTTTCATAAGTAAGTTAATATCGGGGCGACAGGGATCGAACCTGTGACCTCTGGTTCCCAAAACCAGCATTCTACCGCTGAACTACGCCCCGTTGTCTTTCTTTGAATGTACAGCTATAATACCAAGAATTGGAATAATTGTCAACCCCATTCCACAAAGTCCCAACCAAATCTGACTTGCTGCTAATGCCTCTACAAGATGAAACATTAGTATCCCCTCCAAGTCTTGAACTCATAATAGAAGTATTGATCCATATCACCACTCAACGGTGCGTTAACATCCTTATGAGCCCATTCCATACAAAACTCTTTTATTTTTATATCACTCATTGCACCTCTTCCCCACATTCTCACAAATGCAGAAGCAGCAAAGTGATATCTTTGTTTAATGTGTGGTTCCATTTAATTACTTGTCTTTTAATAGTTCTTCTACTCTTTTACGCATGTTGGTACTATCTTGATTGAGATAGTCTCTCAAAGAATAACCACGATGACCTCGTAGGATACATGTTCCTTGATAGAACATCGTGGAAGCAAAAACTAATAACAGTATACAACCAATTAGTTCAATGTGATTTTGAGCCATGGTAGTAATGGTGGAATGACACCTATGAGTCTGAGGAGACCTTCAGCAAATAAAGCAAGAACGAACCAACCGACACACATAGAAATAATTGCAGCATTACGGTTGTGCTTACGAATTGCATCATCGATCATCTCCTGTACTTCTGAACGACTGATAAGTTCATCCTGTTCTTGAATCATTTTTCATCTCCAAGAAATTTTGCAAGAGGATCTTTTCGGGTTTTGACAATTTCACAAGCTCGATAATAGAACATATTGTCCATATTACCAGACTCTTCGAAAGTTACTTTGATCTTCACCCAGTTTTCATAGGTGTGTTGATCCATTGATTTGTAGTAATAATACTACTATATAATAATCACTAAAATTCAAACGTCAACTATTGTGTTCATTGCGTAACACTGTTGAAGAAATTGTTAAATTTAAAACAAAACGGAAGGGGTGGGATTCGAACCCACGGAAGCTTTCACTTCGCTAGTTTTCAAGACTAGAGCCTTCAACCACTCGACCACCCTTCCAATATTTAACGAACGTCAAATTCTAGTTTACGAACTTTACGTTGTCTTCTTGCTTCCTGAAAAGCAAGATCTTGAGATGAAAGAATACCAGATTGTTTTTTCTGATTATTAGATTCTACCACAACTACTTGAGATAAGTCAATCGCAGAAATCTTGTCCTCTTTCACTGACATCTGATTTTGGCAACCACACACCTGTAGTTTGGATGTACCAATCAATTCTTTGTTGCAACACTTGCATCTGACTACTAACATGATCCAACTTACCTTTAATCTCTTCTAATTCTTCGTGAATATCTTGATGATGAAACCGCAAAGGGCCTTGAATAAGTTTACTAATAGTTTTCTTTTTCATTCTTTTAGAAAGGAACGTAACATCCAAACATTTTTACCATGTGCTTCCATTAAATCTTGAACTAGATTTGCAGTAGCATATTGTCTTTGCTTTTCAGACTCTTCCGAAATTTTAGCACATATTTCACAGAATGTCTTGTTGTCAGCGAGTAATTGACTGACCATTGATTCTGCAGTTGGTGAATTTGTTGCCTCGGGGATTTCAGAAGTTTCAACAACTCTACTAATTGGACCTACAGCTTTCATACGAAGATAACGCATGTTCTCTGTAAGACGATCGATTTCACCAAACATTGTTTCATATTGATTACCAAATAGTTCATGCAATTGTGGGAAATCAGATCCCACTACGTTCCAATGGTAAACCCAAGTTTTCTGAAATAAACAGAAAAGACTTGTTTGTGCTTTATGAAGAAGTTCGTATAACTCGTCCATTATCTTTTTGAAGTATTTATAAGTGGGCAATATCGGATTCGAACCAATGACCGTCTGCGTGTAAAGCAGCTGCGCTACCGCTGCGCCAATCGCCCTTGGTGAGTCGGATATGATGATCCCGACTCGTATGATAGACAGTGCCTATCAACTGCCCCACTTGGACTCGAACCAAGAACCCCAGAGTTAACAGCTCCGTGCTCTGCCAATTGAGCTATAGGGCATTATTCAATTGAGAACCCGAAGGTTCAGAGCGGGTAACCGGGTTCGAACCGGTGATTCCAACTTGGAAGGATGGCGTGTTACCGCTACACCATACCCGCTTATGAGACAATTATAGAGTAATTGAGTATAATTGTCAAGCGTCTCAGGAGGGACTTGAACCCCCGACCAACTGCTTAGAAGGCAGATGCTCTATCCAACTGAGCTACTGAGACATATAATACGTATTATTTAATTTCTATGTTCATGGAAGAATCACCTTCACCGATAAAACCCTCTGGAAACATATTAAATGCCAAAGAATATCTAGGTTCAGAAGATTCATTAATTGTTACTTTATGAGAAAGATAACTTGGAAAAAATACTACAGTATTTTTTGCTGGCAACATTGACCATGATTTGGAATTATATATGTTCCATTCAGTTGGTTTATTGAGCAACATTTGCTCCATTATATTATCAAAATATAATTCTAATTTTCCACTTGATACATCTTCAAAATACAAGACCCCACTATAAACACAATTTCTATGTTTATGGAATTGTGAAGACCCACCAGGATCTGTTTTTGTTCCCCACGATGTCGTTATTTTAAACTTAGTATCTTCCAATCTCAAAAAACTATTCTTATAGAAATTGAAATAATCGATAAGAATATTTTTGACATGAGGAAAATTGTCGAGTACCTTTATATTTTTTGTAATATATGTACCCTTAGATTCACTTGGATTGTTGCGTATAAATTCATATTCAGTTTTGATTTTATTTAACTCAGAAAGATTATTACCTATGTTGGCTATTGCAACAGGAGAAGAAAACAGCGGCAAAACATTAAAATTTTCATTATTCATTCTTCTGAGTTACTTGTCCAATTGATTACCTAGTTATTATACTACTGCTTTGGGCAGTCGTCAACCCATACAGCACAGATTCTCATCTCTCCACCAAGCAGTCTTTGTGCCTCACTACCGTCTGGTGGTTTCTCAACATATCGTGGTTTATATTTCTTATTTGATTCTTGGATAATACGATCATATTCAGGTGTGACCTCATCAATCGCACGATCAACATCACGCTTGATTCTGCGTTCTAACTTCGCAGGATCTTTAATAACAAACTCATTAAGAATAGTTTGTGGGAAATATTTTCTTTGAACCTCATCCAGTAAGTCCCAAAGTCCATCTTGAGATACTCCTGTACACTGTGAGAGTGCTGCTATAAGAGAAGATAATACAATTCCTATTATAGCGTATTGTTTTATATCTGGTTTTTGTTTTCCAAATTTAAACATAAGAAAGGGGAGGTCTGCAGCACTCCCCTTATATATCAAACTTCTACCGTGATCAGTTTGGAAGCATACTCATGTGCATAAGATGTACGAGCACCATGATGCCCCCATCCGATCCAACTATACGCATAGT